TCGTTGATTGCGGTTGAGAATACGCGTTTAGCAAGAGCGCCGCCCTTCATCCAACCCGCGAGCGGTATCGTTTCAAGGGCGGTTTGAGATACCATTGACGCGATAGTATATTGCATTGCCGTTTCGTTAGGAACTCCATGCTTAGTTGCGTCTTCGTACATATCTTTACCGACCATAGGCGCAAATAACGAAGCACCTGCCACGGGGTTTTTTGTAACTGCTGTTATTGTGGCAGCGCCCGCAAGGGCAGGAAGACCGCGCACCGCTAACGACGAAACTTTACGAAAAGGGTATTTCCAACCCGCCATTACGGCAGGGTTAGGCGACTCAAACCCTTTATTCGCGGCGTTTTCAAAGAAGTCGCTGAACTTCTTACCGATAACGCTTAACTGTCCACCGAAGTTGCCTATCATCTTGTCGTACGCTTTAGCGACTGGCGAGTTTTCAAGTATGTTTTTAGGACGTTGAAAAAATGGCATAGCAGGCGATAAATCAACGGTATCTTTCGAAGACACGATTTTCATCTGTTCCCCGGCAAGGTATACCGCTTTACCTGCAACGGACGGCAACGCTTCAAGACCGGAAAACAGGTCTTTCGCTTTTTCCATTGCGAAACTGTTGTTGTCCATGACGTTGAACACGGTTTGATCTAACTTAGACGCCGGGCGTGCTGACGCAAGGTCAAAGCCTACGCTCGGCACGTTCACGTCGTTTTCTTTCTTTACGGGCAACGCTGTTGCCAAATCGAACGCCATTAGTTTTTCACCCTCTGTTCTTTGTGAACATAATCGCCTTCACCGCTCATAACCTCTTTATACGTTCCGTCAGGATACACTATCGCCTTATTCCCGAACCTATCTACGTGCAACATACCTTCTTTAGGTAGCCCTGACATAGACGGATTATCAATCAACCGCTGTTTCCGTACCTCGTCAGTAGCAACCATCATTATTTGCTCACCGCTGACGTTTTCTTTTGTTAGCCTGTTCATGAAAGACAGAAACGTTTGACCGAACGAGAATTTAGTGTTTTCTTTGACAAAATTGACGGCAGAGTCAAAAAAGTTTGGTTGCGCGTTCCCTTTTCCGTTCTTTGTGTTTAAGTATTCAGAACGAAGGCGCGCGGCGTCAACCAACACAGACAACCTGTCGCGGCTTATCTGTTTCTCGCTTCCGAGGATGTTGACAAGCACCTTGCTAACCCCTTCAGCATCTTTTTGTTTAAACACTTCATTTATAAGGTCTTGAAACCCTTCATTTTTAGGGTCTTCGGTAACGTACTTGCCACGCTTGTTAAACACGTTTTTCATCGCTTCGGCAAGCTCGGGGTCGGTTTCGCTCAACCCCATGATTGAACCTTGAACGTTCTGAAAGTTTATCTCACCTGACGCGATTTTAGATATTGAGTCAAACCTGTTCTGCACTTTAGCCTTCGTCATCTCGTAATCGTCCATTTTCTGGAAGCTTTTGGCTAAGTTTATCAGCTCCCGCCGTTTTGACGCGTCGTCAATACCGAACGCGTTTTCTTCAAGCAACTTTTGAGCCGCAACGGGGTTATCGTTTATCGCTTTATTCGCCTTTAAGATAGGCAACTGCTCTTTTGTCTTCTGTTTGAGCTTGTACCCGTCGTCAGGGTCGATAATTCCCGCCTGCACGTTAAGGTCTACCATTGCTTCAATATCTTGCTCTGACTTTTGCGCGTCGGCAGGGTTCATCGCGTTAACGCTTCTTTGCGTAAGCGCGTCAACACCTCTAAGCAGTTCAGACTGCCCATACTTTATTTGACGTTTCCTAAAACTATCGCCAATCGACGCGTCAGCGACGTTTGCGTCGTTTGTCAACGAAAACCCGACGGTATCTTCAACCATCTTGTTTTGGAAACCTTTTAGAGACTCTTTTTTCGCTGTGTCAAGCTCTTTTTTATATTTCGGATACGAATTTATGTCGGGGTCGTTCTCCGCGCGCGTTTTTATGTCTAAAACAGCGGCGTTGAATTTGCCTACCGCCGACGTGGCTTGCATGGTGTCAACCGCCGCGCTCCATTTCTTTGCCATTTCCATTCCCGTGTCTATAATGGCGTTGTTAACGCTTCCCTTCGCTTTCGCTAAGTTCTGCGGCGCCGCGCCCGTTTCTGCGGTAATGTTGCGTTGTTGGTTGTATGTTGGTAGCGTAGGCATTATTTCACCTTTATCCATCCCTGACTCATCCCATAATCAAACCCGCCCGACAACATCGTTGAAAACGCGTTTGCGTTTGCAGTTTGTTGCGCTATCTTGCCCGCCGTTCTCATGTTTTGCGCTTGCGACTGCGTAAACCGTTTTTCAACTTCAAGATTGTATTGCCCGATCTGTTTGTCCATCTCGATGTTAGCTAACGACGTGGAAAGAACCGCGATTGGCGACCCCGTAAACGCTAACCCGCTTTTAGCGGTTGACGCCACCACCGTACCCGCGTACCTACGTTTTGACTGTTCGTACTGCTTAAACTCGATACTTTTCTGGACGTCGATGTTTGCCGCTTTCGCGTCGTACAGGCTTGCGTTGTACTCTGCTTCTGCGCGTTCGAGCTTACCCGTAGCCATCTGCGAGCCTGCTTTAAACCCTGACATCGCCAACTTAATCAACTCGCCTGATATCATCATGGAATACCTCTATTTATCGCTTGTCGTTAAAATAGGCATAATACTTAATATTTCAACAGGTAACGGGTCGCTGTTCTGGATAACGACTTGCGCGCCGTACCTGTACCCATCACTAAACGAAACATTCTCGATTGTACCAGTATAAAGCTCTTCTGGCACTCTTAAAAGCGTTTGCGTCTTTCTAAACCCTATCTTCAACATATCCGCGTTTCCAACAGTAAACCCGCGGTACGAGTTGTTGACCTTGATTGAAACGTTGTTTATTCTCTGGATTTTGCCTTGCGCTGTTCCTAAATCTGACCCGCCTTCAATCGGTAACGACTTAAACGTGCTTGTGAACGGTAGCCCGACGTTTACGATGTAGTAGTCAGAAGCAAGCGTTATCGACCCGCCTGAAACGGTCTTTAACGGACGGTCGAGCGCGCCGTCGCCTAACACGGTAACCTGTTTAGCTTCAAGGTGGTCTAACCCTGTCAACGTGGACACGCTTACACCCCAATACCCGGGCGCGTACGTCAACGCGTCAAACGCTAATTTAACTGTACCTAACACAACCGTAGCCGACGAGAACGTCGTTATTTTGACTTCGCCAACGGTAGCGCTGTCCGCGTCTATCGCGCGGATCCGTTGCCCAACGTCGTTTGCCTGAAACAAACCAATGGTAGACGTTACGCGTATAGCTCCGTCAGTTCCCGAAAGCGTTATTGTTGCGCCTGTCGCCAACGTAGTATCGTACGCGTCGTACGTTAACCCGCTATGCACGTAAAAGCATTTCGACTGCATGTCCGGCACTTCAACCGACTTAAACACTTCTATGTACCTACGCGAAACGCCGTTTATATCGCGACGAACGACAACCCACGTTTCGTCGTACTGTTCCGTGTACGACGGGATAACCGTTACCGCTTCATAATATCCGTCAGTCGTTTGACGCGACCACCCTTGAATTTCTTGGTCGACTTCGCGTGTAAGGGTAGCCAACTGTCCGTCAGTACGAACACACCACATGACCGTTTCCGGGTTAGCTTGACAATCCATGTCGACAATGCCTTTTCCCGTAATATGTGGCGAAAATATCGTTTTATCCACCGATTTGTAGGTATCTAAATCCCAGAAGTAAAACATTTCCCTTATTTTCCTGCCAAACCGTTGAACGTAATAGAAGAAGTTCCCGATTTTCTTAGGCACGATAGACTCTGACCCCCAACTAACCTGTTTTGTCATCTTCGCGCTTTTCTGCGTTAACGCGCCGCCGTCGCTTGACGATAACACAAACTCGCCGCCGTACGTACCCGCGACAAGGTCTTTCCCGGACGCTAACCACTTAATCTCGTTTGCTTCGTTTGACGCGGCTTGCAAATTAAGAGCGTCGTCGTCATAATCGGCGTCTCTCCCGAAATCGTTGTATATAAACGGTCTACTACCCCACACCTTCTGCGGTTCTTTAGTTGTCCGCGCATAAAATAGGCGGTTCTCGTGGAACGTAACTGACGACGGCCACCCGTGAACGTCCGACCACGCGCCTTCTGCCCAGTTTGCCACTGGCCCAGATGTAGACAACGCGTTTTGTATCGTTCCGTACGCTAACGTACCGCTTGACACGGCAGTTATCAAAACGAACCCTTGCTCGTCAAGTTTAGTCGTTGCGTTTGTGCATGTACCGCCATACTTAAATAACGTGTTGACGTGTCCTGCCGTGCTTGCGCTTGACACCGTCCAAACGGTAGCTGATGAGGTAAGCGTTACGCTTGACCCGGACGCCGTTGCCGACACCGACACTTTCGTGTCAGTTATGTTGTCATCTAAATACGGGCCACCGTCAAACGTTTCGTCGGTAAGCGTCCAACTCGTTGCACCGTACCTGATTAGCTTTTTAGGCTTGTGGCTTGGGTGAACCATGTATATGACGTCGTTAAGTTGCGCGACTTGAACCTGTTTGACTTGCGCCGACGTATACTTATGCGCTAACTCGTACGCCGTTGTACCTGACGTTACGACCAACGCTTTTTGAGCGTAAAACCTGAAATACTTGTCGCCAAACTCGATGGCGTACGCGTCTGTACGGCTGAATATGAATTTAAGAAGCCTGACGTTTGAGTCCGTTCCTAACGCTGAAAACTTGCACTCGTTGACGTACTCGGTACCCGGCGTTGACACGATCGACCCGTACGGACGGCATAAAAAGTTCTCGACGATAGCGCACGCGTTTTGGTACTGCGCCGTTTCTGTGCGCCCGTACAACGACACGCCGAACTCACCACCTGCAAACGACGTTTGTATTGGATCTACTCTTGGCATAAGTTTATAGTTTGTTTGTATGTTCGTACCATTCTAAAATAAAGTTAACTTGACACGCCGCTATGTTTTGTTCAGTAAATTTAAGCAAATAGTTTGTACCTTGTTTAAGGATTATCTCGTCTTCGTTTCTGTTAACGCCGCCGTACCCGGACTTACCTGACCCCATATACTTCTTTTTCAAAACTGTCGTTCCTGCTGTTACCGTAGACGATAAGTAAATAAGCGTTCCGTTTGTTGTTGTAGAGTTTCTACTATTATTGTAAATCGTTGCCGCCGTTCCAACTTCGGTAACAGTTGCGTTCTCTGTAAACTCCATCACCACATCTCCCGCAGTTGTATCAATTTCAATGAACAAATGAGACCACTTTGTTGTGTTTGGAGTTATAATAAGAAGTTGTCCGCTACCTGCCTTCGTTAAACTTAAATACGAGTCGAACGTGAAATGTGATCCCGCGTGTATCTCGTTATGCGCATAATCTATCGTTGCTGTTGCCATAGTTGTTTTGTCAACCTTTAACGGGTACGACCCCAAATTGGTGTCTGACGGTTTCCCGTACAAAACAACCGACTCTGCGTCTAAATGTGTTGACTCTTGTTTCGGCATTAAATTCCCCCGTCAGAATACTTCGCGTTCGTCCACTCGTCGTCCATCAACGACTGGTGCGTACCAATCTGCGCGTTTTCTGCTAACGCTTTCGATAACGACACTTTTTCGTACTTTTCAAGCATTTCCGACGACAACGTTTTAGACCCCGATATCAAATACGCGATGTCTGACGCCAAACGGTCAGCTAACGCGTCAACAAACGCTATCGGGTACCTGCTCGCTTCGTCTAAATAGTAAACGTACTTAATCCCTAAATCTGCTGTATCTGACAAGATGTACGACCCTTCAAGCCGCCACACCGCTTTATCTTCGTTGGTTTGAAATATGCGTACGCAGTCCGCGGGTTTAGCGTATATGTACGTTTCGTTTGTGAAGTACCAATCGAACGTTACGTCTGCGGTAGCTAACAGTTTACGTTTAACAGCAAAGTTCCAACACGTTTCAGATAACGCGCTACGCAACGATATCTCGTAAACCTTATTCAACGCTCTTGCTTCAGCCGAGTCGTCTGTAATGTTTGTGATAGTCTTTGCACCAACGCGAACAAGAGCCATGTTGCATATATCTGTTTTGCTGATACTCATATAACTCCTTTTATAAAGACAAGCCCGGGGTAACGGTGTTACCCGCACCCCGTGGCTGTTTTACGTCTTAAACGTACCGAACGATCGTTCCGATAGTGTAACTTGTTGCAGTCGACGCCTTACGCCCAAGCGATAACAAAATCGCTGTGTTGGTCGTTCCAACGGTTTCGTACATAAAACCGTCAGGGTTGTTCATCGAGTTATAGGTCAAATTTTTGGAGTCTATTGAACCCATAGTAACCCCGATTTCGTCGTCGTCGATAAACTTGTCAGTGTCGCCCGTGATACCAACCGCAAGGGTTGTTCCTGTGCTGACACCTTCTGTCGTCATCGCAGGGTGGAATACTTCAACCGAAGTAATCTTCTTACCCGGCGGCAACAACGCGATACAAATGGTATCGCCCGTAGGTAACGCAGTTGTACCGACCGTGTACGTGTCAGTCCAAATCTTTTCAACGGACTTGATTAACCCGTCAGAGATGTAGTTGCTACCGCTTCCACCTGCTTCAAACTTCGTAACATTAACTCCTTTATACGCTGCCATAATGTGACTCCTTCTCCCCTATAGGGATTTAACTGATTACGCTTTCGCCGCAACAACTTTCTTTTCTTCTAACCGTACGCCACCGAGGTTCAGCTCATAGTAAACCTGCCAAGAGTAACTCAAATCGGTTCTGATATCAGTCTTTACCAGCGGCGATGTCGCCATACCTAAGCAAACACCGTTCTTCTGCCACGCAACGCCCGAATAGGTCGCTCCGCAAACGGAAGTAACAAGAGTCGAAGTAATGAACTTGAACCCCATGAACGTGTCGATTTCGCCACGAACCAACGCTTTAACCGCGGCGTAGTCAGCCGACGTCATCGCGTTAACCTGTAACATCTCTGACAACGTTGCCGGAGATATAATAAAATATCTCTCTTCCATTTCAACGTCGTTGTCGTCGAAGTTTTTCTTAACTGCCGCCAACTGCGCTAACGTCAACGCGCCTGCGGTCGTTGTAACAACCTGGCTCATCGTAACGGTTGACGACCCTGTTTCGCCGTAGTTCGCCGTACCAATAGCCGCCGACAAAATCGAGGTGTCAATCTGACGACCTATCGAAGAAGCCGCCGCAATCGTGTACGCGCTCCGCGGATCTGAAATCATGCGGATTTCGTCGCCACGGTCTAGCATTCTGTTGTCGTGGTAGTCAATCAACGTACCCATACGACGCGCCATTGCCGGGTCGTTGTTCGGGGTAGCGACGTTTCTTCCACCTTTAACCTGCATACTCCACGCGCCAATCTGGTCTTGGAAAAACACTTTTCCGGAAACGCTCGGCTTAACGTAGACAGTATTCAACAGTTTTGAATACTTCTGCTGTGCTAACTGCATGATGTTTGCGCCAAACTGTTGCGCATATAACGTACTCTGGGTATCTGGCATAAAATCCTCCTGATTAACTAACGTTTCACGTTATGCTCAATCGGTCGGTTATCCCTTCAGGGGCCTTCCTCAATCGCAACCATTGCAGGTCGCCGAAGCGATTGCCTGCTACAAAACATGCAATATAACGAGGACACATGTTTATCTCGTTATCTGCCTTTCATTAACACTCTATACAACGAGTCCATATACTGGACTGCTTTCTCATGCTCCGCTAACGGCGATTTCTCGTTCATGTACGGATGGTTCGCGTCGCTTCTAATCTTGTCAATCTCCGCTTGCGCTTCTTCCGGCGCCATAGCGTACCGTTTAATGGCAAACTCGCCGACTTTGTTCTCGGCAAACTGTTTCCCGATACTTGCCAAAAACTTGATACCGTTTGGGTGCGCGGCTAACGTTGACGTGATATAATCGTTTGTCTCTTGA